AGGAGCTTTCGCTCCACCTAACTTTCGTTAGGGGTTGTTCAAGTTAATGAACACAGCGGTTTCCCACTGCTGCCAAGAGAGCCTATACCCGTTGGTAAGGCTCCCATAGGGTATGTAATCCCAAAAGGGAGTACATCTCCATCTTAAGTGATATCGAACACGACTATGCCTAGTCGAGATCGAACCACTAACCAACTCGCCAAGAAGCAAAGATAGATAAACCCCGGATGGGTTAAATATCAAGCTTTTCAACCCTCGCGGCGAACGGATAACGCCGTCTCCAATCCGAAAAGAGACCGTACGAGATCTATACCCTCTATAAAGAATAGAGAGATTAGAATCGCGCCGGACCCCTTCAGGCAGGAGAAGTGATGGGATGCGAACACCGACTTCATTTCCTTCATCAAAAGGAACCCAAGATATTTTACTCTTAGGAACTTGATTGAGAAGGAACTGAATTCCTCTAATAAGAGGAATGCCGGTATAAGCAGACCAACCATTTAGTAGGTTGATGGCGACAAAGTGATCCTGCGGAGAGCGAAGCTTACGAATGTAAACTCCGCGAATAGGCTGGCCATTAAACCAGTCAGTACCGCAAGACTCTCTGAACGGTCCTTCCGAAAAGGACTTAGAGTCGTTTATAGAAAAACCAAGCAAGTCGAGGAGACGGCAAACATTCCTGTAAGCTTCTCGCTTACAAATGATGTCATCCCCAAAACAAGCCCAGTTTTGACCAATAAAATGGTCATTAATGGATAAACCACTAACACTATAAGCGGCTCTAATAAGACAACTAAATATGAAAGTTTGGAGGGGGAATGTAAAACCATTCCCCATCGTAGACATCATATAAAGTCCTACCCGCTGACCATCAATGTACGTAGAAGGAACGCGTAACTGCAAAAGTAGGTCAAAAAACCACTTAGGCAGAAACGATTCCAGCATACGTAAAGAGATTGAATCAGAGGCAGAAGAAAGATCAATCGTACAATACGATTGGTCCTTACTGCCAAGGTAAGCAAGCTGGCGATTCTTAGCAGGTTGGGTTGTCAGATCTATATTGAAATAGGTTCTGAGCCTCTCCTCAAGAATTGTGCCGAGACCTAATTGAAAAAACATATTCAACGAGGGCTCGACACATATCATCCGGCTTATGTCTTTCGTTTTTGGAACAAGATGGAACCTGCTACCATCAACTATCTCAACGTCACCGAACTTCTCGGAGCGGATGGCATCCGCACTAGAGAGGAGAGGGAACCATTGAGAGTAGTCCTTATATATTTCATATAAGTAAGGAGATGTCGATGTCAGTTTAGACGCACACATTTTAGCATAAAAGCTATTAGCGCGGGCGCCTAAGGCTGACCCAGGCCCGGTTCTCGAAGATTTGAGAATATCAAACCAACTAGAAACGAGCTCGGACCCTGCTGGATGTAAGAAACTTTCAACTTCGCGGCGAAACTCGCCTAAAAGGAGTCGGTCACTTTCATACAACGAAGGCAACTGCCAGTCCCTGCACTTTTTATTTGATGCAAGGAATTTCTTAACCGCCTCGGCGTCGGGAACAGTAGTATCCTCCGGCAAATACTTTTTAAGTAATGTCGAAAGAAGTACTGAACTCGCCGCTTGGCGATAAGAAACATCTGGTGGCAAGTCATGAGGGGCAACTGGCCCCAATGATGAATATGCCTGAACATCTGCATAGATGGCTTCGTAAAGAGCTACAGGACTAGTGCCCATGTATTTCTCCGCTTAAGATACCTAGAATGATGGACTAAAAGAAGCTCACGAACTGAGCGACTGGAAGTCCCGCCACTGCTGATGCAAGAAGACTCACCCATTTAGGGATAAATGGAAGAGTCCCCAAAACACCAACAGAGGCCGCGATCACGCGCCAGTTATCTTTGATAAAACGGTTCATATTTAAATGACACCGGTAACCAAAGTATCCCCAAGAGAACTGGAAATCTGATTAAGACTTCCAATCAAAAGGGACAGCGCAGCTCTTACATTAGCCGGATCCGCAATGTCGGCCCCAGCTGGGACATCAAGCTGTAGCGTAAATTGCGCTACAACAGGAGCTTGACCAGCTAGAGGGGTTACGCCCTTGCGGACACGGATTTTGTAAGAGTTCCTAGGTATCGAGCGAAGAACGCCCGTCACTGGATCAACAGGCGAGAGACTCCGGAGAACCGGAGGACGCTCGCCAGTCCAGGTAAACGGACGGCTGGCGCTGCTACTGGTGTCGACACCAGTCTGCGTTCCGCCAAGAGCGGAAACCGCATACTGTTTGCCGTTTGAACCAGGGGCAGTATCAGCTACAATCGTATACGTCGGAGACGTAAGATTGGTTTGGGCACCACCTGTTACGGGGGTTGTGAGTGTTAAAGACACTTGTCTATCCTCATTTAGTAAAAGGAACTAAGCTCTTAGATCGACTTACCATAATTGCACCTAAGTTCTCCCAAGGCTTGTGACTATGAGGCAGTTTAAACTGAAACGTAGGAACAAGCGATGAGGGTTCAGGTATGGTCCTGGTAAATTGAGTAAAAGAAAACTTAGAGCGTGCCGCCCCACAATTCTGGTTCAAAACAATTATTTGCTCGGGATCTACGTTAAGATGTAGCCGGAAATCAGGAGCGTACTCACGTACGCACTGATTCCGGGTAGTCTTAACGACCCAAGCAAGATTGCTAGAAACAAAAGAGTAGGCATTGATTATATCGCCAATATTGGCGAAGTAATCAGCTATAAACGAGTAAGGTAAAAGATCCCAGATAGTAGGCACAAAATGAGGCAAATCTAATTGCAACACCTGTGCGATACCAATGGAACCGTTTACAGAACCCGTCCTTACCACACCTTTATAACGCGTTTGATAACGTGCTGTCGATTGCACGTTACCAAAGTGCGTATATATACTAAATGGCGAGTGCCATAAAGTATAGGGGTCGACTGAACCATCATAGAAAGTCTCTGCTGATGCTGCAACCGGATAAGTGGGATAAATATCTTTACGATGTTTAAGACCACTATACGCGTCTGCAATATCAGATGCAAGAGGCTTCCAACCGAAGGTCCATTCGAGGTAAGTATCTGCAAGAACCTTTGGCAAATGATCACGTTTAGTACTACGACGAACTTTCTTAAGTTTGTCAAAATAGCCTAGAACGTGTTTGCGTAGAGATCCGAGCGGATTTATAAGGCCATTTAAAGTCTCTTTCAATTCACCGAGATCCTGACCGGCTTCAACAGAAGAACGAGCAGAATCGCAGGCAGAAAGGAACTTAGAAATAGCACGGTTTTCGACAGAGATAATATCTGCAACAGAAGGAGATTTAAGATATGAGGGATCCATCGTAGATGGAACACCCCAATTCTCATCCTTCCCACCTTCGGTAATACCGTTAGGAGGAAAGGTTTTCCATGTGACTTGGTCGTAGACATATCCGAGCGATTGAGAATAGCGAGTACCCCCAGCAGGGGTACCAGCATTCCCACCCGAACGAATAATCGACTTCCACCGGGGATTCTCAGAACCAGAGAAAAAACTCTGGCGAAAAGAGCCTCCGGGAAAAGTTTGGGAGTCAGTCAAAGTAATACCTAGATCAATCCGTTTAGTTTTACCTAACCAGAAAGAATTCCAGGTACCGCAATGCTCCCCAAACTTAGTAGTCATATGAACTCCTCAAGAAAGATATTATGTAGCAAAGGTCAATGGGTGCTACCCACTGGGTAACTAGGCTACAGAGAGAACCTAAGGGAGTAGACTAGATAATTTAACATTATAGCAACCTGAAATTTCTCACGAAGACTAAAAAAGTCAGTGAGAGATATTCCAACTTCTCTTTCCAAGTAGGCCAAAAAGACCATCTTGTCAAAGAAATTGGAAAGCCAAAACTCCTCTTCTTGATCAGAAGAGGAAGAGTCGTCATCAGGCGTCATAATGCTCATCTAGTAAACTCCGATGGTTACCTATCGTATCATAAGATACAATACGAGAGGCCCCGAAA